CGTTAACAACACACAGGTGCGTGTGTGTTGCTCGCGAATCAACGATTTCCAGCCCAGACAATTGTGATCAAAATCACTTAATATGCACTCTTTTCAGAGCGCAGTGGTTATTGGTAACGAGAACCCCGGGATTGCCTTGTGCAATCAGCTTCCGGGAGCTTCGACCCCTAACCGTTCAGCGGTTGAAGTTGTTCTGTCCGAACGGACGTCCGCTGTAGTTCGTGGACTACTTGTCGTTATGGAGCATCATGACGCCCCTAAAGTAATCCGTCAGGCACTCGATCAACAAGTGCATGAATTCGCAGATAATCTTGAGAATGAGATGGTGTGGCTCAAATGTATGAAGTACATCCTGACCTACCCTCTCGCTCGATATCTGAGAAACGAACTGCCCCCATCGCCACCCAAGGTTTTCACGCCTAGGGGTGCTTTGAGGAAATGGATGCGACTAAGGCTCCTTACGTTCTGTAGGGCCAATAGTCATCTCTGGTATTCCTGGTTGCAGGCTAAGCGCGCGGCGCTGCCTCTATCGGAAGATGTGATTGAATCAACATACCAGGATCACCTCAAGACTCTGACCAAAGAGGATGAAGGTGATGAGTCCGTCATCAACGAGATTTTCGAAGATGAGACTTTCCGTACTGTCCTAGACAGAGTACGCAAGGACATGACGTCCAACTTGAAGCATGGTGCTTCGTTCTGGGAACATTCCCCCAGTACAAGTGCCTGTTTTGAAAGGACCCGTGGAGAGGGTGGTCAGTTCGGTGAACTGCTCTCTAGAGCTCGTGAAGATCCGACTATTTGTGGTCTTCACCATTGGGATCTTGTTTCTATGCAGATCCTACCTTGCGTCTTTGGCCGTACGACCCAGCACAACCGCGTTTGCGAGATCCGTCGGATTCGCGCCGTTGGTGACTGGGAGCGGACTCAGATATGCGTCCAGGGTTATCTCCAGGGAGAGCCCCGCGCAACAAACTGCACTATTCAGGCCATTCTTGAGCCTTTCAAAGTTCGAGTTATCTCGAAGGGGGAGACGCTCCCCTATTTTGCAGTAAAACCCATACAAGTCGCCATGCACTCAGCAATGAGGCACATGGATTGCTTTCGACTTATCGGGCGACCATTTAGTCCTACCGATCTGCTTGATCTTGTAGAACGCTCAGATGCGAGCGAAGAATGGTTTTCTGTCGACTATTCTGCTGCCACGGACGGTTTGTCCTGGAAGTATTCCGGGAAGATATTCAAATACCTGATTGGTAATCTTCCTCGTGAGCAGATTCGACTGGCGATGGCGGTACTAGGCCCTCATCGCCTCCATTATCCAACGAAGGATCATTCCCGCGTAGAGTTTCGCGGCCTTCAGAGGAACGGCCAGTTAATGGGCTCGACCTTGAGCTTTCCTATACTGTGCCTTGCGAACCTCGGTGTGTATCTTCGCACCACTCAGAGTCACCAGCAGGGCTGGACTCATGAGCAAAGGCTTCGCCATGTCCTCATTAATGGAGATGACATGTTGTATCGTGCCCCACGTCCTTTGTGGGAGGACCATATCCGAATTGGAAAGTCGGTTGGTCTGAACATGTCCGTAGGCAAGGCCTACCATCATTCTATCTATGCCAATGTAAATAGCATCTCTGTACATTATAAAATGGCATCAGGGCACACGCCCTGGCAGATTGACTTCCTCAACACTGGACTCTACTTTGATCAGCATAAGGTGGCTGATACCAAAGAGTCTAAGACTTCTGGTAAGAGGTCTTGCGAATGGTACGCAGGTTGCAGGAACATCGAAAGCCTTGACGATCATGTCGGTATCGATGATTTGAAGGATTCATGGTTGCCCCGCAGTTGCGCGACTAACCTCAATGTACTGTTGAAGGGTTGTTTACCCGGTAAGCAAGCTAGAGTAGCTGCACAGTTCATTCGCCTTCACAAAGAGAAGATTGAAGAAGAGTCCCTCGCCGTAGTTCGTCTACCGCGGATAATGGCCAAACGAGGCCCCAGGAAAATCTTCACTACTCGCAACATATTCCTTCCGATTTCTGTCGGAGGACTGGGTGTGGAACCGCCCATTGGGTTCCGATTCAAGGTAACTAAGCTTCAGCAACATATTGCGGATTATAAGATCCATAGCTATAGTGCCTTTCACACTCAGGGAATGGGACCGGTCAACGGATATCCCATCAAGGAACTTCCCAACAAACAACCCGTTTGGTGGAAGAAGAGTTCCGATGTTGCTTTGCCAATGTACAATGTTGGCCCCGGTAAGACTTCGAATCGAGTCTGCCGGATAGGCGTGCAATTCTATGCTTGTAACCGCAACACCTTCACGATGTGAGCGGACGCCGGCATTGCCGGTGGACCTCCTGTCCATCGTCCTTTCTACCGACCAGTGATGTCGTTAAACTCACAGACTTGGACTTATTCGTCTTGAGTCGTCCTTGTTGGAGGTAACTCTTTCGGCGACCCCTCGGGGGGCCCTAGAGGTAAACCTTCTCAACTCTGTCCCAGCGGAAACCCTTGATCGGCGATCTTAGCTTTCAGAGACAAGTGACGAATGTGCAGATTCTGCATCTCAGACTCATACCAGAACGGCCTGATGGGTCAGACCCTGTAGTATGCCAGCCCGACCTCGGAGGTTAGTTCTTAACTCTTCGTGTAAGCTCGGAGGAAGTGTGCTGCTACGATTCCGTCTGGAAGTCCGTTGGAATTATGAGCCTTAGCTGCTCGAATAATTCTTTAGTTATGGCGTGTTGCACCTTATACACCAAAACGTTTTCTACTCTCTCCCGCGAGTGTGGGGTCCCACGCCGGCGAAGCGCCGGGGTACTACCATATTGGGGGTGAGTGTGATGTAAACATTTACGTGCTAATCCCAGACTCTGTCTGGCTGTTGTCCCGCAGAAATGCCGAGAGACTGCACGGTGTAGCGATATCGAGGGGATCGGATAACGAAAGTATGGGTAACCTGAAATTAGTTATCGTAGATCCATCCGCGACTTGCTCGATTCGTAGTGCTTCATGAACAGTCCCGCCGTGTTCAGCGGTATGCCATACATGAACAGTAGAAAGAACGTTCAACGCCAAGCAAACAACGCTCGACCTAAGAAGTCGGTTGTTTCTAAGCAAGGAGGGATGAAGAGATCAGTGAAGTCTGATCGTAGTTTACGCCGGTCTTCGGGCGTATCGCAACCTGAGTCGGTTGCAGCCTCCTATTCGCAAATCCAAG